TGAGGAAATCATCAGGTTCATTGAGAGTCACCTCAACCATATCAGCTTGCTTCCATTCTACTTCGATATCAGGAGTCATTTCTTTCCACCTTTGTCTACAAGTTTTTTGATGTGTTCAAGTTGATCTTTAGATAAAATTCTCAATGCCTGTAGAGCCTTATCGTCGTTATAACCATAATACTCCTTAATCGCATCAAGGTATTCTACTTGTGATTTTTTCGCCCATGGCGAAAACCGCTTGCGCGGATTGATACTATTTATAAAAAAGTCATACTGCAACTTCTTATCCAAGTGAGGATACATGTTCATCTCATTGGCAAAGAGAACTGTATCGTGGAATGCAGCGAGACACTTGTTGACAATGAAAGGTGGATATGCTTTTTCTGATTCCTCGTCAATAACTACCGACTTCTTGTTTTGATTTATTGAGTTCAAATATTCCGTCAGAGATGGTTTCGTCATAGTTAGTAATCAATAGTTCAGCACGATCTTTTTGCTCATTCATGTAGTCACCTACTGAACGCATAGTATAAGTCAAATCCCATTTGGTTTGATAGTAACCATCATACCACTCCATAAGAGTTGGGTTGGTATTGTAAGTAATCATCCACTTGTCTTTTAGATTACCCTGAGTAATCCAAGCATGAAACTCTTCATGGTTGAATCCTTTATGTAGCTCCCCTTTCTTACCATAGAGATTATCTTTAATGTCGTAAGGAGGATCAAAGAACCAGAATGTTCCTACAGGAGCAGATGTCATCATCATATCCCAGTAAGGACCACAAGTAATCTTCCAGTGCTGAATCAGTTCTGAATATTTGGGAAGGTTTTCGATTCCTCGCACAGTGAAGTTGTGGTCACTTGCTTGTGGCGAGAAAGAGGATGATTCAGTAAGACCAGAAAAAGAACATTTATTGATAACATAAAAAGCAGCAGCTCTTTGAGCGTCAGGCGTTTCTCTGTCATTTAAATCAACCTTCATTTGATTGAACAATACTCTCGCCGTGTCTGGCGTAGGATTCTCTTCCTTGTATAGTTTCAGAAGAGTATAGAGTGCATCGGCATTTGTCTGTAGTTGCTGCCAGAAGTTTACCAGCGGTTCATACAAGTCATTTACCCACACAGGAATGTCAGGGTATTCTTTAGTGAATGCGATTGCTACGCTACCACCACCGATAAAAGGTTCACGATATTCAGTGGCATTCTTGGGCATCTTAGGAACAAGATACTTGACGGCGCGAGACTTGCCACCAGGATATCTAAGAGGGGTCTTTAGTGATTTCATTTAAACTTACACTCCACCATGATTTCAGTTAGACAAGCGAGAAGATTAATCTCTTGGTCTGCCACAAAGGCAATCTGATATTGATACTTAGCAAGCACCAACACAGCTGGAGGAATAGAAGAACCTTCCAGCACTTCATTCAATGCATTGTAGATTTTACGAATGATAGTGTTAGGGTCACTATCCATATTATCCACAACCCACTGACGAACAACGTTGTATTCTTTACCCTTCATCGCTCGCATGAGCTGGTCTAGGTTTACATCAGCGATGTCACAGAGCACTGCAGCGTCAAGGGAACCACCAGCAGAGTGGCGCTGTGCCTCGTTCAGCAGGCGTCGCCAGTCGGGGTAGTAACGCTGGATCAGTTTCACCAGCACCTTATCCTCATACGTCACGCCAGAGGCGTCTAGGATGCCCTGTAAGCGCCCGAAGAACTGCGCTTGGAGTTTCTGCTGGTCGCCCGCCTTGGTGCGGAAGTCAATGACGGTACAACGGGAATGGAGGGGGTCAACAATCTTGTTGATGAAGTTACAGGTGAAAATGAAACGGCAGTTTGCTATGAAACTCTTCAACAAATGCGCGAAGAGAAAGCTGAACATCATGTGTTGTGTTGTCTGCCTCATCAATGATAACAACTTTGTGTTTACCACCACCAGTGAGACTGATAGTTGATGCGAACTGTTTGACTTTGTTTCGTATAGTGTCGAGGAATCGACCTTCATCAGAACCATTAATGACAATGTAACTAAGGTCAAGTTCTTCGCAGAGTGCCTTGGCAACAGTAGTCTTGCCAACGCCAGGAGGACCAGACAGAAGGAGATTAGAGATCTCCCCCTGCTCTACAAATCCAGTGAATACTTTCTTTAACGAATCAGGGAGGATACAGTCTTCAATCTTACGAGGACGATACTCCTCCACCCACAAAAAGTTTTTCATCAAGGTTCAAGCGCGATGTAATATGTAACGTCAAGGCTCAGATGTTTCCACTCAGAAATATAATGCTTGGAAACACCAACCTGATAGTCACCCTGAAGAAGACGAATATTCTCAACCTTGAGGTCTAGTGAATGCGTTCCTTCAAAGGTGCCAGGAACAATGATATCATATGTGTTGGAAGTTGATACTTCATTGTCACGCACAGAAAGAACAATGTCTTCATCAGAGCTGATATTCAAATCAGGCAGTTTGTAAATACCAGTTGCCTTTTGAATGGCAGCGATATCAGAAGCAGACAGAGTGAACTGAATATCCGAACCAGGATACTTTACGGATTTGTCAGGCGCAGTTTTGAGCGTAATCTCAGGATCTGAGAAATAGTATTTGACACGACTACGCCCATCTTTGATAGTAACATAGTCAGTATTGTCAAACACCAAAGAAGGATTGTCAAACAAACTAAGACCAGACAAAAACTGATTGAGATCATAAATCGCAAAGGTCTGAGGAAAAGACTCTTCCACATTTGCCGCAGCCAGGATATTTTCAGCGTTGGAAATGGTTCGTAGAGTATTGCCTTTTTTGATGATGATGCCATTGTTAATCGTGGCGAAGTTCTTTAGAATATTCAGAGTAGTTTGGGAAAGTGCAACTGTGCTCATTTAAACTCCTGTAGACCGTTCTGTGTGCGAGTATAGTGACCATCAAAGTTAAGCAGAAGCATTGCGTAATGAATCACTTTGAGGAGGTCACGTTTGTTACGGCCATCCTTATCACCATAGCGACTACCATATTTTAGAATATTCGCTTGACAGAATCCAGCGGCAAGTTTCTTTGCTGCCATCAAATCAATAGTTTGAATGTCAGCGTATCCATCTTCATCACCACAGTAATGCCCGTGGTATGTGCTCACTACATAATCCTCAATATCTTTAAGGATTTTGTCTTCATTGTATTTCCATTGCATAGTTAAACTTCCTTGATAACGGAATCTATTTGTTCAGTATAGCATCTTGTGGTCATGTAGTCAACCTCAGTGACGTAACGTAATCCAAGATAACAGGGAATCTCAGAACCATTGTGGTATTCCATGACTTTACATTTAATCAAAAAAACACCCCCATCCGTCAGGCGAATGAGGGTGTGGCGAGAAAGATTATCAAACATCAGCAGTTTCAATAGTCAGTTCAGGTTGAGTGGTTTCGGTAGAGGCATCAATAGAAGCGTCAATCTTGGAATAGAGTTCCATGAAGGATTGCTTAGTCTCATCATCGAAACGAGCAATACAAACTTCGATTGCTTTCTTACGCTTACCGAAGATGCTGAAGGCACGGATAACGTGAACCAGACGGCGGGTGGAAATGATTTCATCAACACCACCATCGTAGAAGGTCTTACGAATAATCTCTGCCCATGCAACCAGGCGACCCACAAACTCTTCATCGTAGCAGTTCAGCGACTCAGAAGCTTTCTTAAGGATTGCAGTTTCAACCTTAGGAGTAGGATATGCCTGCTCAAAGGTTACGGGGAAACGCTCAAGGAATGCTTCGTTGAGAACGTTGGTGCCGATGAAGCGACCGTCATCGCTACCCTTACCTTTGGTGTTGGCAGTAGCAACAACGTTGAAACCAGCAGCGGGTTTGACATACTTACCAATCTTCTTAAGGAAGACGCCCTTACCCTCAAGCGCAGATTGCAGGCAGAGGATTTTGTTAGAGGCAAGGTCAATCTCATCCAGCAGCAGAATAGCACCGCGATTCAGTGCCTGCACCACAGGACCATCGTGCCACACAGTCTCACCGTTGACGAGACGGAAACCACCAATCAGGTCATCCTCGTCGGTCTCAATGGTGATGTTGACACGAATCAACTCACGCTTCAGTTGAGCACAAGCTTGCTCAACACTGAAAGTTTTACCGTTGCCAGAGAGACCAGTGATGAAGATAGGATAATACTGACGAGAAGAAATAATCTTCTTAACATCACTAAAGTTACCAAAGCTGACGAAGGAAGCATCTTTCGCAGGAATAAAGTTTTCAGATTTTTCTACCACAGGCTCAACAGCAGGTTGATTATAAGTTTGCTCAAGTTGCTCTGCAGCAGTCAGGTGCCACAGACCACGCTGCACTTTAAACTGGTCAAGTT